TATGATGCAAGTGACGCTAAAGTTAAAAATGCTACAAGCATCAAAGAGATAAGTGACGAACTACTTACAATAGCATTAGATGGCGCTCAAGCAATTTACGAGCAAACAGGTATACCTTGGTTAGTAATTGAAGGTTGGGGCAAACTGCCTAAAGATATTAGCAAGTATACTTTTATAAAATATGTACACCGTGATTGGATGGATAAGATACTTGGAAGACCTGTACCATTAATTAGTAGTTGGGGTACGGCAGAAAATGTACGTAGACGTAGACCAGACCTAACAGAAAATGCCGCAGAAAGTTTGCGTATGTTTGCCAGGCAAAGACCAGAACTTAATATTCCTAACCTACCGGAAGAAAGTGAAGAAACAGAATTTAAACGTATAGTAGATGAATACGAAGACGTGATTAATATTATGACAAAAAGCGACAGGTTCCCGGATAACTGTCATGCAGATAGAACAATACAAGAGGAACTAGCTAACGAGATAGCACCGCATGTATGATATTGTTTTTATAAGTTACGGAGAAGCAAACGCTGATAGTAATTGGGATAAACTTAAACAACAGTATCCAATGGCAAAGCGTGTTAAAGATGTTAAAGGAATACATCAAGCACACATTGCAGGAGCAAAGAAATGCTTTACAAAAATGTTTTGGGTAGTTGATGGCGATGCACAAATAGTTGACGAGTTTAAATTTGATCACGAAGTTAGTAGCTACGACCTAGAGTGTGTGCATGTATGGAGAGCTAAGAACCCTGTTAACGGATTAGAATACGGATATGGCGGAGTTAAACTGTTACCACGTATGCTTACACTAAAGATGGATACAAATGTAACAGATATGACAACTAGTATTAGTGATAAATTTAAAGCAATGACAGAAGTTAGTAATGTTACGGCATTTAATACAGATCCACTTAGTACGTGGCGCGGTGCGTTTAGAGAATGTGCTAAGTTGGCAAGTAAAACAATACAAGGACAACTGGAGGAAGAAACAAATGATAGACTTAAAACTTGGACTACTTATGCTGAAGGAGTACATAGCGGAGATGCGTTACGAGGTGCTATGGCTGGCATGCGTTTTGGTAATAGCAGTAGCAGTGATCTTAACTTAATAAATAATTTTGATTGGCTCAAGGAACAATTCGATAATGATACCATTTAAAGAAATAGCATCATTTGGCCAACAAACAATGTTAGACAAACCGTTGTTTAATGTTAGTTGGATTCTTGGTCGCTTCTGTAATTACAGTTGTAGTTACTGCTGGCCGTACGCTAATTCTAATAAACCTGATCATCAAGCATTTGAACTTTATACAAATACCATTGACGAAATAAAACGCCAAGCAAGAGCAAACGGATTTACAGAGTTTCATTTTAGTTTTAGTGGTGGCGAGCCAACTGCTTACAAATTGTTTAGCGAGCTAGTAGCATATTACGCCGACGATGCAGATGCTAAGTATCAAAGCGTACACATGACAACTAACCTAAGTCCAGGAAGCAAATGGTGGAACAAATGGTTAGAAACTACAAGTAGTCTACAACGTAGAAGTATTACAGCAAGTTATCATGCAGAGTTTGCCAATGAGCAAGAGTTTGGTGACAAGTGTTTACAATTAATGAAAGGTGGAGTATATGTTACGATCAATCAAGTTATGGTTCCTGAAATGTTTCAAGAGCTTTACGAACGCTTACAACGATTTGCCGCCAGAGGCATTAATGTTACTCTCAAACCCCAATCTGATCCTACCGCCTCGTTTATCATCGATGGATATACTACCGACCAAGTCGAAAAAATGCAAAAAGGGTTCCCGCAAGAATGGAACGGAGAAGAAGTCTATCAAATTAGACTAACTGATGTTAGTGGCTCTACGCATTTTATAGATCAAGCAGAGCGATTAAATGCATACGGGTTTAATAAATTTGAAGGGTGGAACTGCAATGCAGGCTATCAGAGTTGTATCATACGTGGCAATGAAGTTAAGAGAGCATATAGTTGTAGCGATGAACCACTAGGTACGCTACAAGACGGTTTTACGCTGTTTAAGACACCATCTAAATGTGTAACTGCTACATGTGTAAGTAGTGCAGATAGTAAAATACCAAAGGTAGTAGCATGACTAATTTAAGTATCAAAGACCTAGCAACACTAGCAATGGAGTCTGAAAGTATTGACCCTATAGACTGGGGCGAACTTAATATTAATGAAGAACAAGCGTTTTTATTAATGGCTAGTCACGTATTGGAAATGCATCAGAGAACGCCAGAGCCTGAGATAATGATGGCAACTGTGACTAAACTATTAGTAGAGAACTTTTCGCTTAATTTAAAATTACAAGGAAAACGATGAAGATTGATATTCAAGACATAAAGTTTTGGGCAGATGCTATTCGCAATAGTGCAGACAGAGATCGTACCTTAGAAAGTTTATGGGGAGGCCAACTCCAATCCAAGTCTTGGCTAATTGAAAAAATGGAAAACAGAGCCCATATTGCTAACGCTGATATAGTTATCTTTGGAGGCTGGAATGGTATACTTGCTAGTATGATGTTCAACAGCGACCTAGGAACTAAACATATTACTAGTATCGATATTGACCCCGCCTGTGAAAAAATTGCATCAACAGTTAACAAGCGTCAAGAGATGGCAGGACGTTTTAAAGCAGTAACAGAAGATATGTGCAAGTACGAGTACACAACTGATCCGTATTTTGTTATTAACACAAGTTGCGAACACGTTACACCTACACAATATAAAACTTGGTTAGACAGAGTTCCTAAAGGAACAAAGGTTATATTGCAAAGTAATAACTATTATGAGTTAGACGAACATGTTAATTGTGTAAGCTCGTTAGAAGAATTTAAAAAAACATGTAATATAGATATTGATGCGGCACATGAATTAGAGTTACCAAAGTATAAGAGATTTATGATTATAGGAAATGTATAATGTATAACTACGAAGACATAACGTCAATACATTTAGAAGTTACAACTAGGTGTCAAGCACGTTGTCCTATGTGTCCAAGAAGAGTCAACGGAGGCCCAGAACTTGACGGATTAGATCTTACAGAAATTAGTTACGCTACTTTTATAGAGTGGTTTCCTATAAGTTTTGTACAGCAACTAAAGTTTTTAAATATGTGTGGCAACTTAGGCGATCCTATTATGGCCAAAGATACGCTAGGCATAATGCAATACTTACGTAAGCATAATCCTGAAATGACTTTACAAATGCACACTAACGGAAGTGCTAGAACTTCAAGTTGGTTCAAAGGACTTGCAGAAGCAGGAGTAAAGATTGTATTTGGTATTGATGGCTTAGGAGATACTCATTCACTATACAGAATTAGTACAGACTTTAATAAGATTCTAAAAAATGCACAAACATTTATTGATGCAGGCGGAGATGCAAGATGGGATATGCTAGTATTTGCACACAACGAACATCAAGTAGATGCATGTGAGCAACTAAGTAAAGACATGGGCTTTAAAGGATTTAGTATTAAACACACTACTAGATTTAAAGACGGACAGTTTGAAGTTATTGATGACAATTATAATGTAACACACATATTATTACCATCGCAAAAAAGTTTAGAAATGATAGCACCAGCAGAAAAAGCTAGGAAAGAAACATTACCAACTATTAATTGTAAGGCAGTTGAAGATAAACAAATGTATATTGCCGCTAATGGAAATGTTAGTCCATGTTGTTGGCTAGATTTAGAATGGTTACCACAACACTCCCATTCAAGAATAGATTATATGATAAAAATTAAAGAATACCCTAATTTACATAAGTATTCATTTGCAGAGATCTTTAACAACGGCTTCTTTAACAAGATTAGTAGTTGTTGGAATTCCACTGGACTTAAAGAATGTTCGAAACAATGTGGAAGTTTTGATAAACTAAATGCACAATTTGAAAGGCACGAACATGAGTAAGACATTTTGCCCTTTACCGTGGATACACTTAGCAACTCGACCTAATGGTGACGTTAGAGTTTGTTGTACGGCTAATGCATCAGGTGCAGGACTTGAAGACGATAAAACAGTAGGCCTTGTTAAAAAGGACGGCATTGCTATGAACATGCGTAACCATACTATTGAAGAAGTATGGAACAGTGAACATATGCGTACTACACGATTACAAATGCTTAATGAAGAAGTTCCGGCAAGTTGTCGTAAATGTTTTGCAGAAGAAGAACGTGGCATTGTGAGTAAGCGTCAGTGGGAAACTAAAGTATGGAATAAACGGTTAGACATTGAAAGTATTGTAGCAAAAACAGATGATCAAGGTAACATACCTGTTAACATTCCTTACTTTGACTTACGACTTGGCAATCTATGTCAACTAAAGTGCGTTATGTGTAGTCCACATGATTCAAGCAGTTGGATTAAAGAATGGAAACTGCAAAAGCCCAAATACAGAGACAAGAACTTAATTGCAGACACAAGTTGGGACGAAGACTTTGATTACACTTGGTATAAGAAAGGTTCTTTTATAGAATCAATGAAAGGCCAGTCACAGCATATCAAAGAATTATACTTTGCCGGTGGCGAACCATTGCTAATACCAGAGCATTATGCTATACTACAGTTTATGGTTGATAATAATTATGCTAAAGATATTTGTATACGTTATAACAGTAACGGATTAGAGTTGCCTGACAAGTTATTTGTACTATGGCAACACTTTAAAGAAATTACATTTAATTTTAGTATAGATGCATATGGTGACAGGAATGATTATATACGTTATCCAAGTAAGTGGGCTGATATTCAAAAAAACTTGCATAAACTTGATTCAAGTCTAAACAATGTTATAATAAACATTGCGGCCGCAGTACAATTATTAAATGTTGCATACATACATGAACTAGCTGAGTGGAAAATGGATCAAGGCTTTAGTAAAGTTAATGTATTACCGTTTGGTGGCGGACTAATTAATACGCATTTAGTTTATTTTCCTAGTTACTTAAATGTTAGAACATTACCTAGAGAGCTTAAAGAGTTTGCTAAGGGTAATATTGAAAGTTTTATTCAAAGACAGAAGTTTAATACAGACTGGAACAATCATGCAATGGGTAAACCACGCTGGGACGGAATTGTTAACTATATGATGTCAGAAGATTGGTCTGATAAGTTACCACAACTACAAGACTACCTACGAGTATTAGACGAACGCCGCGGAACGGACTTTAGAAAAACGTTTCCAGAATTAGGAGAACACATATAATGAATACTGAAAGAGCCTTACTATGGAATAGCCTGTGTAACATGGGAGACATGGTTAAACTAAAGTTAAAAGTTGACGGACACAATCTTGTACAGGAACTAGAGCAATTTAAAGATAACTGGTGTCCTTATAACCAAAAGAAAGATGCCCATAACAATCGTTGGGGATTACCTGTTACAAGTCACACAGGTGATGTAATGGACAACTATCATT